GTGGGTTCAGCAGCAGGTTGTCCGCTACCTTGTGCTGCTTGTGCGTTTGGTTCTGCACCTGCTTGTGCTGCTTGTGCTTTTGGTTCTGCACCTGCTTGTGCTTTTGGTTCTGCACCTGCTTGTGCTTTTGGTTCTGCACCTGCTTGTGCTGCTTGTGCTTTTGGTTCTGCACCTGCTTGTGCTTTTGGTTCTGCACCTGCTTGTGCTGCTGGTTGTGCTTTTGATGCAGCAGGTTTTTCAGCAGGTTTAGGTACTGGAGGTAGTTTTGCGTTAAATTGTTTGTATATTGGTGCTAGTACATCATCACTAACACCTGCTTGGCGTAAAATATTTGCTATTTCATCTGAATCAGTTGGTTTGCCTGCTTTGTTCCATGCTTTGTTTAGCTTGTCAGCAGTAACTTTGGTAGTTATGTTCTTGCCAACTTGTGCTGCTTTAGCACCTACTGCTGCTGCACCTTTTTTAAGTGCTCCGCCAACTGCACTGCCTGCTTTTTTAAGTGCATCTAATGGCCCTTCTGTAAGTACTTCAGGAGTGTCATCGCACCATTCAATTAATGTTTCAATTTGTAGATTTGTAAGTTTCTTACTTTCTTTCTGTTCTGCTCCTGCTTCTAATTCTTTCTTTTCTGCAGGGTCAATTGGTTTTGCTTGTTGTGCTTTTTTAGCATTATCATCTACTGTTGCTAAAGCACCTTGTACAACTGATGCTGCACTAGTGCCGGCAGCTTCTATAGCACTTATTAGTGCTTCACTTGAATTTGCCTGTGCTAGTAATTCTGCTGTTTGACCAGCAGTAAGTGCGTCTTTAGGAATTTGTTTAATAGCATCCCATGCTGCTGTTAAATTTTTTGCTTCTGCAGAATTTTGCAAGCTGCCCATGAAGTCGTGAAATTTAGCAGCCGCAGTATAAAATTCTTTAGTACCAAGTTTTGCAGCATCCATTGCCCCCCGCGCTGCCTCAAACTGTCCTTGCATATCTGGTGGTACTACTGTGTCGTAGTTAAAGTAAAACGAATTTACATTACCTGTTGCATTATAACGCATAGCATTGTCTAATACGTCTACAGGCTGTCCTATATCAGACAATATATCTGCTTTGGCATTTATGTAATTTGCATCTTTCAATCCTGCTTGCATGTCAGCAAGTTCAGCTGCATCTGCAGAAGCAATGTTATCAATAATGTTATCTGAAATATACTTAAATGCAGCACCAGCAAGAGCACCATATGCTGCTGTTTTAATTGATTTGCCAACTGCTGTTGAAAGGTCTGCACCTTGTAATAAATCTTTAGTTGCTCTTGCAAGGAAACCTGCTACAGCACCTCCCATTGGACCGCCTGCCATAGCAGCCGCTGTGGTTAGGATACCTACTGCAATTGATGCCTTGCCTGGATTTTCCTTTGCCCAATCACTAACACCTTGTATTGCTTTAGCAACCTTACTATCAGTAGCACCAATTTTAGCTTTTAATTCTTTAAACTTAGCATCGGCATTTTGAACAGGTCCTGCTTTCTGTAATGCACGGCCTAGTTCATTAATTTTTCCGTCAATAAATGTAGCAGCGCCTTTAATTGCATCTACACCAGCACCTGCGGCATCTTTGCCTTTGCCAATTGCAGTTCTATTTTTACCGCCAGCTGTCATTCCTTGTTCAGCACTAGTAAACAGTTGACTAATTTGATCAGGACTTAGTTGGGCTTCAACAATATAACGTTCAATGTCTTCAACAAATGGAATAATAACACGAGATTCTAGTAATGATAGTTTAGGATCGTTCCAGCTTTCTGTGATTAGTTTGCGTTGATTAATTTCTGTAATTCTCATTTTTATGCCCTGGCCAATTGCTGCTTTAATGCTTGTTGTTGTTTAGGATTTAGTTTTGATATTGCAGTTTTTATTGAATCTAAATTCATTGCGCCGCTTGCAGGTTTTGTTTTTCCAGGCATTGGTGTTTTCTTTTGCGCTGTAGGCGCTGCGCCAGCAGCCGGAGTAGATTTTTTACCAGTAAACTCACCAGCAAATCCTTTAGTAAATCCCTGAGCAGCACTACCAACTGCTCCTCCAACAGCCTTTACTCCTTTTCCAAGAGCTTTAGCACCTTTTGCTGCTGCTCGCCCAACATCTTGAGCATTTAATTCATCAATCTGGGTTTCACTTACAATATCATTAATACGCATTTTGATAATCCTAAACTATACTGAGTATTTATGTTATTCGCTACGCGAATAAAGTTTTCGCTATCGCTCAAACTATTTACTTCGTATTTAATTATGTATAAGTGAATTGATTTATATGAGAAAAACATTAACACGAAGTGTTAATGTCTAAGTTTCATGTAGATTGTTTCAGTCAGACGGAACCTGTTACGGTTCCAGCCTGTCTCAAAATTAGCTTCATGTGAGTTCGTCACAGCCGAGACTTGGAAGTAGGTGTTTTCTGCTGTACAATGGGCTCTGACCTTTCCCAACCTACGTCGACATCGCTTTCGCTACCCGTTGCTTCGTTCCTGTGCATACGGTTTTTATGTACAATGTGCAGTTTTTCGACAGCCAACAATCAGTCTACGTCAATCAAACGCTCTACTACCGAACGCCGCTCAACGTGTTACGTGTGCTCCTATACGGATGCTTTTTCCACAGCGGTATTTCTAAACTGGCCCGCTAACCTTATGTGTTGGATTGTTTTGCCTTGATGGTGTGTTCTAGCAATGCCTGTCGTAACTTGTCTGATCCGCCAACTCTAACATTAATAATACCGTTGTAATAATCATCTCTCTCTAATACACGGCGGTCAAACTGTTCTCGTGCCTCTATGTAGGACATTTCCCCACGGCCTTTGCATAGGTATAGTATTTCTCTTGTGAAGTTTTCTGGGCCTAGTGCTTCAACATCAGCTTGTAGTCTATCAGATGATCCCCAATAGTCACGCCAATCTGATTCTTTATAGCCTCTGCGTTTGTTCTTCTTGCCTTTGAGTGGTGGCTTTGTAGTCTTAAACTTTGCTAATTTTTTGCCTATGTACTTTTGCCCAGTGGTAAGATTGGTTATGAGATAAACAAATCCTTCATACTCGTCAGGTATTATATCAATTTGTTTTCCTTCATAAGTCCACTGCATGAACTTACTTACCGATGCCTATTTTATTTTTTGTCTTTTCTGGTTTGGTGTATGTGCCTAATTTCTTTGTTTCTTTTGTCTGCCAGTGTTCGAACTTTTCTTATACATTGCTGTACAATAGCATACGAACGCACAGATTTTTTACGCTCCCAAACTTCGTTTGCAGCAAAATATTCTAAATATGCCTGTACTAGTTGATCGTGTATATCGTCTTCCATTATGCCTTACTTAATTTAAATTTGTAAACACCGTTGTTAATATTTTCTGGTAAGAAATTAAAAGCAATGCTAATTCTATTGTCACCTAGATTTGGACCGTACCCATGTTCTAAGTTTGAAGGCCAAATTAATAATTGTCCTTCAGTTAAGTTTGGCGGTTGCCAACCTAAAGAATTTAAATCGTTAAATTCAAAAGGACGTATCATTAAATAGGGCAACTGTGTTTGTTTATGCCTGTTATTTTGAAATTCAATAGGACTATGTATTTTACTGTCGTAATTAACATAATAAGTTGCACTAAGAAAACTGTTTCCGTGATTGTGCATAAACTGATGATAGTTTGTGTCAGTTTGATTGATCCATGATTCTGTAATAATATTATTAACTTCGTATCTCATTAATTCTTTACAATACGAATTTGCACTGTTGATTAAAAATTTTTTAAAGTCCTGAAATATATCAAAATCTAAATAATTGGAATTTCCTTCAAAATAATGCTTTGAATTTAGTACTTTGTCAACTCTAACATCGTCTGTTGTATCTAATAAATTCAACAAGTCATTTTTAAATTTATTATGATTTTCGTATTCAAATCTAGCAACAGTAGTTGGAAATAAAGTAAAAAAATCAGTAAGCATTAATCAACTACCTCTAAATCGTTTGCGTAACTAGTAAAGCCGTTTTCTTTTACAACTCGTAAAACATGATTTACTCTTCCTACTAATTCGTCTTTGTGACTAATAAGATAAATGTTTTTTCGACGTTCTCTTGCCATCTTTTTAAGTACTCCGAGAGAGCCTTCGACACCAGCGGTATCCATACCGCTATCGATGAGTTCATCAATAAACAATAGATTAATATTTTGGTATAAACTTTCCCAAACATCGCGGAATGCAAAGCTCAAACCTAGGATAAGTCTATTACGTTCCCCTCTTGAAAGATTATCAAAGTCTAAATCTTGTCCTAGTTGAGTAATCTCTACATTTAAATCGTTTTGGAATGCTACTTGGTGTGGTAAACCTAGTTTATCAAGATAATATGTTAGCCGATTGTTTAAATATGCAAGATTTTGATCAATAATTTTTTTACGAATAAAACTATCTTTGTTTGTTAATAGTTTTAGTAGAAATTCTTGATGATCTTTGTAAGTCTCTAAATCATTTACATTAGACCAATCAATATCTTGTAATGCAGTTTCTTTTAAATCATCAATTTGTACTATATAAGGATCATCTTCTTGCTCTTTACTTAGCAATGCTTGTTTTAAATTATCTACGTTGTTTCTGTGTTCGTATGCTTCTTTTGCAGTTTCATAAAATGTGTTAGGTCGTCCGTTAATATTGCCTATTTCTGCCAAACCTTTCATAACATCATCTAACTTGCCAGCAACTTCTGTTTGATAAGAAATTGCATCACTTAATTCTTTGTTTTTTCTTGCTTCAATTTCTGCTTTTTTATCTGCATGAAGTGCTTGTCCACATGTATAACAAGTAGCATCGTCTAATTCTCCGATGTCTTTTTCTGCTTTTTCTACACTCTTAGTGGCACGTAATAATGCACTCTCCAGTGTGCTTTTTTCTTTATTAAGAGCTGTAATTGCTGTGTTTAATTCAGTCCAGTTTGAAAGTTTTTCGTGTGAATCTAATTCTGCATCAATATCTAATTTTTCTAGTTCACTAATACCTTGCTGTAATTTTCTACAATCTTGTTCTTTTTTAGAAATCCATGCACGTTGTCTACTCAGTAGCTGTTCAATACTTGCTTCAATTTTTTCATTACTTGTTTGAATAGCATTAATTTTTAATGTTTCTTCTGTAATAGAATCTCTTGTATTTTTAATTTCTTCTTTTAATTTGTTTGCTTTTTCAGAAAGAATAGTAATACCTAACAACTGTTCGATAATATCTCTTTGATCGTTCGAACGCATTGATAAAAATGGCTCTGAATAGGTATTTAATGCAACAATATGTTTAAACATATCGTGACTCATACCTAGTAAATTATTAATGTCTAGCTGTGTTTGCCGACTATCACCTTGTGATTCGTCAGTTAGATCTTGCTCGTGATCATTAACAAAAAATTTAAGAATATTTGGAGAACGTCCCCGTTCGATCCTATAATCTTGACCATCTTTTTCAAAGTGAAGGGTGACCAACATTCCTTTAGAATTAGTCTTATTAATAAGATTATTTCGTTTAATGTTGGTCAGTGCTTGACCGTACAAAGCGTAGGATAATGCATTGATTATCGTTGTTTTGCCTGTACCGTTACGGGATCCAGAATCGTCACCTCCTTGGTCTAAGTTTTCGCCAAGCACTAGAGTTAGCTGTTCTCCGTTAAAGTCAACAGCTTGGGTTTGATTACCCACACTCATAAAGTTTTTTACAGTTAAATCCTTAATACGAATCATTAATGTTCTAGTCCATTATAGATGTCTAACAGCATCTTCTTGTTGTAGTTTTCTGTATCGAGTTCTTGTATTTCACCTGCAACAATTTGATCTACACTTTCAAATTGTTCAATGTCTAAATCTGTTGATATTTCTTCAATTTGCTTTTGCGGAATAAGAGTAATTTCTCTACAGCCATATTGTTTTAAGAATGTTTCTTTAATAAAATTTGATTCTTCAAAACTAATAGGTAAATCTAATGTAACACGAAGGTACATTTTACTTTTAATAAGTTTTTCTGTTTCGTCAATTAGTTGACTTAGTTTAACTGTACGATACTTAGGACAATCTGGCCAATTAATATATTCTGGTTCTGCATCATTTTCCTTGTCAAGAATCATCATACCACGTTCGTCGTCCCACGCATCTGCATAGTTGTGAGGAAATGCATTACCAATGTAATGTATTGAACCTTGCTTTTGTCGTTTGTGAAAATGTCCACTAAACACATACTTTTGATTTTTAAAGTGTTCGCCTTTAAGTTCGCCGTGATCTGGCATTTGTACCATAGCGTTCATATAAAAGTGTGGAAGTTCAAAATGTCCAAATATATATTTGGCTTTAATTTTTTCAATCTTTTTCCACTCGTCACCTACAAGCCAAGGAACAAGTGCTACATCATCTTCTTCAAATATTTCATCTACAAATGTAACGCCTGGAATGTGTTTCCCAAACATTGTTGAAGCAACTTCGCGTTTGTCTTTGTAATACAAATCATGGTTACCTACAAACATGTAAAATTTTTCAAAATTACTACCTAGTTTTTCTAAACTACGCAGTGTTGCATCCATTGTTGTAAGATTCAGACTGTTACGATTATGGTGCCAATCGCCACAGAAAATAACAGTTTCACAATTATTCAACTTTGCTTGGTCGATAAACCAATCTACAAATTCTTCACAATCGTTGTTGTGAACTTTGCTGTTGCCTTTTAGACCAAAGTGTATGTCTGTAAAGACTGCCGCTTTTTTAAACAAAATAAGATTCCTCTACTAATTGCTATTATTATAGCACCTTAATTTTTAAATGTCAAACGAAAATTATGACTCAGAGTTTCTTTTTAGACTTGCTTCCCATTCTCCGGCGTGTTGTCTTGTAAACGATGGATTTAAATCATTCATTTCGAGGATATCGTCTCTAATGTTTTGATTGCGTTTTTCAATGTTGATAACACGTACAAATGAGTTTGTAACTGCTGCTGTATAGTAAGCAAAAGGGTTTTGGCTTTTAGACTCATCAAATTGTAATCCAATTTGTGCAAGTTGCAATATTGCTTGCCCTTTCATTTCGTCGTTGTACGTATAACCGCGAACATTGCCGCGAGTTGCATAACGATCTACTAATTTCATCCACATCATTGCAAGTTTATCAGTTGCTTTACCGTGATCTTTAGAAAAATGTCCGTTTTCCATACCGCCAATCCAATGACTTTTTCCAACTAACTCAAGTTCACCATCATCATTAAATTTGTAATGATGAAATGGAGGAAAGTTAAGTTTTGTTTTACGATCTGCTTCTGTTTTAGGATTTTTCTTACGACCGGGCTCTTCTGGAATGTGATCAAACGTCATAATTCGAAAAATAAGTTCTTCTTTTGTAATACTTTTATAATCAACTTCGCAGTCTGCTTGTTTTACCTTTTCTCCTGCCATTTTTCGTCTTTCGTAATCAGAAGTACTAAGACGTTTAGCTTTGTTTCGTTTTGCTTCGGCAATAGTCCTGATGTTAATTTTTTCAATATCAGGTAAAATTATATCATAATTAGCGTATTGTTCGTCAGTATAACTGCAAAATTTATTTTTTGATCTGTGTATTTCGAGTAAAATGTCTTTGTTGTTTAGATAATTCCTTGGTCTCATGGTATCTCCGTTAATAATATAGTTATTATAATATATGCAGTTAATTTTGTCAACTAAATACTAGTAGGAGATTACTATGGCATTATTCAGAGCATTTAACAATCTTGCAAACGCAGTAAGTAGTGCAACACAAAATTTTTCAAATGTGTCGTCTACCATTTCTTCAGTTTCAAGAAATTTAAACCAAACACTATCATCTGTCGGTTCCTCTAGTATTGGCGGTTTTTTAAAATCAACTCCTTTAGGTTCTGCTGTTGGACTAGCAAGCAGTGCGTTATCAAACATAGATAACATATTTCAAAATACTAGTTCTGCCTTTAATGTAGGGTCATCTATTAGGATGGCAGGCAATGCACTACAAGGTGTAACTGATGGTGCAAATCCTAGCAAGCCACAACCTACACAAGCAACAGTTTCATCAAATTCAGTTGCAGGTGAAAACGATTGGCGAGTTAGCTTGTCTGTTCCTACACAAATACAAGAAGGTATGGTTCTTGCTCCATTAAGAGAAACTGGACAACGAATGGTATTTCCTTTCACGCCAACAGTTATGTTACAACACAGTGCAAACTATAGTGAAATTGCTCCTACACATAGTAATTATGCTTTCCATGCTTACCAGAGTAGCAAAGTTGATGACATTACTCTTATGGGAGAGTTTTATATTGAAAATACAAGTGATGCATTATACTGGTTAGCGTGTGTACATTTTTTAAGAACAATGACAAAGATGTTTTATGGTAACGGCGCCCATATCGGAAATCCACCTTTATTGTCGCGTCTTAACGGATACGGAAAATACGTATTAAACGATATTCCTGTATTAATTAAAAACTTCCAAATTGAATTAGGTTCTGACATTGATTATATTCCAGCGACGATATCAGGAGATCCAAAACCAAATTATGTTCCTACTAGAAGTACTATAACAGTTACAGTTTCACCAAACTACTCAAGGAGAGCTGTATCTAAATTTGATCTTAAATCGTTTGCAAAAGGTGATTTTGTTAATAAACCGGAGGGCTTTGTATAATGTTATCTAAATTCGGACCATATGCTAATACAAAATTATTAGAGTCAGGATATCTAGATTTATTAAAAATACGTCCAGTTCCGGAATCTAAAAATGATATTCTTTACGAAATTTTGCCAGCTTATACACACCGACCAGATTTGTTAGCACACGACTTATACGGAAAAAGAGAACTTTGGTGGGTGTTTGCACAGCGTAATATGGATATTATAAAAGATCCTATATATGATTTTGTAGCAGGTACAAAGATATATTTGCCACAAGGACAACATCTTAGAGAAATATTAGGAGCATAATATGGCATTGACATTGTCAAGCATTTCTAAGGCAGTTAATACAGGACTCAATGATTTTTCTAAATCACTAAATTCTCAGTTTTCGAATGGTCTTAATTCATCTTTAAGAAATGCAAATTCTGCTGCATCACAATTAAACAATAGAATATCTTCTTTAAATTTACAAACTAGTGGAGTTAACAGCTTAGGAAATCAATTAAATTCTTCACTAGCTAGTGGTAATATCTCTGCAACATTAAATAAATTAAGTGGATCATTAAACAATACTCTATCTAGTGGGAATATTAATGCTTCTGCACTAGCTGGAGACTTAAACGCATCATTTAATAGAGTTAGTAGTGCATTAGGAAATTTTTCAGATTTAAGTGTTAATCCTAATAAAATTAGTTCAGCACTAAGTTCTAAGTTAGACGGTTTAGGTTTTACAAGTTTTTCTTCAGGCGGCACGTTTAGTTCAGGAACATTTGCAGATTCTATTAGTGCATTTAATCCTATAAAACTTGTAAGTCAAAATTTTCAAGAACTAGCCGGTGCTATTGGCGGCGAATTTGATAGAGCTAAATCATACATCGAAGGAGTTAAACTCGAAAATGATCCACTAAGTTTTTTAGGAGGTCTCCTTGGCTCATCAATTACTAGCAATTCGTCAGGAGGTTCTCTTTCTCAAACAGGTAATAGAATTCCAAATCCTTTAAGGAATTTTAATTCGTATAATTATATTGCTACATTAGGAATACTTGATTCGTCTCAATATAATAATCCTACTAGTTATAGAAACGGTGCAGATTTTAAATACTTTGTTGTAAAATCAGGTGGCGGATTAAGAACAACAGGATACAGCACAAGAGTTAAAACAAGAGATGAATTACCTGATAACGATGCAGAATATTATATTGACGACATTGATATTAAAGCAATACTTTCTCCAAACTCAAATACCGGTACTGCGTTAGGCACTAATATCGAATTTACTGTAACAGAACCTTATAGTATGGGAAAATACATTGAGGCACTGCTACTTGCATCGCAAAAGGCAGGCTACCAAAATTATGTTGATGCTCCGTTTTGTTTAAAACTTGAATTTGTAGGCTGGGACGATAACGGCAATGATGTGTCTTCATCAATTAAACCTTTTTATATCCCAATAAAATTTACTAACACTGATTTTGAAGTAACAAATCAAGGCAGTGTATATAGAACTAAAGCTATTCCTTATAACGAGACAGGTTTAACAGATACTGCAAACCAAGCACAAGTTTCTATTAATGCATCAGGATCTAGTGTTCACGAAGTGTTAGAATCTGGAAAAAATTCTGTTGCAAATATTCTTAATGACCGTATTGAAGAATTAGAAAACAAGAACTTAATCAAAGGATATGACAGATATTTAATTGCATTTCCTAAGGACAAGAATGGCTTAGTAAATGCGATAAAAAACCAAAATGTAGACCTAAGTGCATTAAGAGCTACAATGAAGGCAGAGGAACAAGAAAGAATACGTCAAGGACAAGCTGAACAAAGAGATTTATCTGATCCCGACACTGAAGAAAGTGCTATTCCTGTAATTAGTTCTAATGCACCAAATACTTATTTGTATCTAAAAGCATATGCTTCTGATATCAATAATATGAATGAATTAGGTAGAAGTTTATTATTAGAAGACTCTAGAGACGGTGCACCACAACCTATGCCAGATGCATCTAGTGTTAATAATGAAGAAACCCAAACAAATCAAAGACAAAACAACGAAAGCCAAACAGCAAATAAAGCTAGAAGTTATCAATTTAGCCAAAATGATAAAATTACAAATATTATTGAAACTGTGATGCTCAACTCTGCATACGCAAGAGACGTTGCAAAAGAAGAAAGCGTCCAGGGTTTTAAGAAATGGTTTAGAATTGAAACCTTAACATTTATTGACAATGATAAAACAATGGAATGTGAATTAGGTAGACCTAGAAGAACTTATGTGTATTGTGTTCAACCTTTTACTCCTCACGAAGCTACTACATTAAGCGCAGGAGAACGTCCGTCGAGTGTTTCTTCTTTGAAATCTATGGTAAAAAAAGAATACAACTACATTTACACTGGAAAAAATGAAGATGTATTAAATTTTGATATTAACTTTAATAATGCATTTTTTAATAGTCTACGTGCTGATATGGCACAAGGTAGAGAAAGCATAAATCAAGAAACTACAAATAGCGGACAACAACAAGGTTCTGAAATTGCTCGTCCAAAAGCCCCTTGTTCAACTAATGATCCTACAGGACCCGCAGAATTTACCTCTCCTGGTGCACCTAGTTCTGGCGGCGCTCCTAAACCTACAGCACACGGTACAGAAGCACGTATTGCTCAAATGTTCCATGAAAGATTAGTAAACAGTCAAATTGATATGATTAGTGCTGAGATAGAAATATGGGGAGATCCGTATTTTTTACCAACAGATTTAGGAAACTATAGTGCAGCTCCTCAAGATCCTACTATAAATGCTGATGGTGCAATGGAATTTATGAGAAACGAAGTTTACATACTTTTAAACTTTAAATCTCCTTTAGACTATCAAGTCGCAGGATCATTAATGGATTTTCCGGTGTTAGTTCCACAGTTTAGTGGATTGTATCGAGTAATTAGCGCACAATCAAATTTTGCAGGAGGACAATTTAAACAAACGCTTAAAATGATACGTATGAAAGGACAAAACGACGAAAGCACAACTGGAAATAAAACACCAATTATTCTAGCTTCTAAAGAAAAACGTTTAGACAGCGGCGGAGCAGCAGCAAGCGCACCTAGCGATTTGGCAGCAGCTCAAGCATCTCAAGCAGCTCAATCTGCTGTATCGGAAATTAAATCTATAGTAACTAATACAGTTAATGCAGTTACGTCTGGACCAGATGTAGTTCGAACGCAAGAATTGCTAATAACAGGAAAAATTGAAGAAGGTGTAAAAGAATTAGTAGCTGGAAAAGTTTCAAATGTATCAGATTTTATACAAGCAAATCCTGAATTAAGACAATTTGTAGCACAAAGCACTAAAGGTGACAGAACAAGTCTTGTAAGAGATACAGTTCAGGGAGTGTTTCCGTTAAAATTAGGGTTTGAAGCAGGGCAAGTTGATCCTGCACTTGCTGCCGCAGCGAACGCTAGTTCACAAGCAGCACAAGCAGCAGCTCAAGCAAGTTTTAGAGCAAGAGAAGCAGCAATTGCTAGAGTTTCAGCGGCCACAAGTCAAGCCGCTGGCACCCGTCCTCCTGTAAATAGAACAGAAGGTCGTCAATATAGTGAAGCGTATCTAAGAAGACAGGCTAGACGAGCAGCACAAAGCGGAGGAGCTGGTTAATAAATGTCATATGAGATAACTGATCAAGATAAAGCACTTCTGCGTCTTGTTGCGAAACACGAAGCAGGAACTTATGACATGATATATGGCGGAGAAACACACCCATTAACTCAAATGCTTATTGGTGAAGTTTTACAGTTCCAGAATTCGTACATGAAAACCTGGCGCTCGTCGGCAGTTGGCAAATATCAAATGCTTAAAGCAGTTGTAGAAGAAAGTTGCCGTCGTTCAGGATTTGATCCTACACAAGTTCGTTATACAGCAGAAGTTCAAGATATTATGATGCTTGATAAAATCAAAGCACAACGCAAATATAACGAATGGAAAGCCGGCGAACTTTCTACGAACCCAGATCCTGCACAAAAGGAAATTGAAAACAGCCAAAAGTTTATGGAATATCTTGCAGCAGAATGGGCAAGCTGTCCAGTTCCGTATGATATGCCTGCAGGTTCATCTATTGTTTCTAGTAGTCATCCTAAGCGTAACTTAACAAAAGGTCAAAGTTTTTATGCAGGTGACGGACTAAACAAGTCGCACCACGATGCAGATCAATTTTTATCTGCACTAATTGATATCTATCGTGGAGGACCTGGAGAAATTGAAACAATTCCAACTGCACAAGGCAACGCAGCCGCTGAAGGTAGAACTGAAACTCCAATTCCTACTGCACCTGTTGGTAGCGACGGGTATCGCCAAGAAGGAAATACTCCTGAAGCTAGAATGAGAAATTTTGGAAGCGGAGGTTCGAGAGTTACAGGCGGATCAGGAAATCGACCTGCATTACCTAATAATTTACCGGATGCAACAGATGTTTACAAATACGAAATAATTGACCCATTAGATGATCGTTATGATTTTAGAACAGGTAAAAAAGTTGCTAGATTATTAGAAAACGGCACAATGTCAGTACAAGAAAATGCACCTGGAAGCACAAGTACTCCTGGAGGTGATTTAGGTGTAGCAGGTAACGAAGGTGTTGATCCAGAAACATTTACAATGCAGCAAGTTAATGAAATACTCGACAGCAGAGATGCTTCCTCTACACAAGCAGGTCGATATAGCGACACACCGGGGTTACCGACTTCAACTAATACTGTAACAGGATCAACTAGTGGCACAGGAGGTTCTGCCGGCGGAGGAGCAGGCGGAGGAGCAGGCGGCGGTGGTGGCGGCGGAGGCGGTGGCGGCGCCGACGGACTGTCAGGAAAATTATCACCTATTAAGAAAATACCTAATCCTTTAGATTTTGATTCAAAAGGAGTACCTACAGGGTTAGGTAAGTCAGGGTTAGGAAGT